AGGAAGCAGTTGCAACCTTAACATTAAGTGCCGACGCTTCAAGCGTTAGTTTGCCTAGTGATTGGATAGAAACAATTGACGCTATTTATGCTGATGACAAGCGCAACATCCAACCACAAAACATACGAAATTTAAACTCGCAAAGAACAACAGACACGACAAAAGGCCGCCCATATTTATACGCTACAACAAACGGCACTATGATATTCGAATTGGTTGCTGACCAAAGTTACAGCATTTTATTGAATTACTTTCAGCGTTGGGATGTGGCAAGCGATAGCAGTAACTGGCTCTTAACTAATGCCCCTGACGCTTACTTGTATGCTACATTGGTAGAAGCAAAAGCATATATTAAGAATTTGCAAGACTTGTCATTGTGGGCTGATGGCCTAGCTACTGCCATAGACGATTTAAACAGATTGGATAACAGAACACGCAGAAATGCCACTATGCGACTAGATAGCGCATTAGTACGCACAGGCAGATTTGATATTAACAGAGGCTTCTAATGTTGCAATTTGGCGAGTTCCTACCCGATCAATCTGACTACACAAACGCTGGTGCGACAGATGCCAAAAACTGCATACCCCTTACCAATAAAAGCTATGCACCCCTGCGTAACCTATCGGCTGTTATTGATGCGCTGTCCAATAGGATACAAGGGGCAGCGTCCATGCAAGAGTCGGATGGCACACAGCATACGTTCTGCGGAGACAATCAAAACCTGTTTCTATTAGGCTCCAGTGCCTTTGCTGAAATATCCAAATCCACAAACGCTTATACTTGCGCTACAACTGACCATTGGGACTTTGTGCAATATGGGAATAGAGTAATCGCAGTAAATGGTCACACAGACGCTCCGCAAAGCTATGTAATGGGGGCATCAAGCGATTTTGCTGATTTAGCTGGAAGCCCACCGCAAGCCAAAGTCTGTAATGTTATTGGCAACTCTGTTATTTTTGGCAACATAGATGATGCAACAGATGGCGTTGTCCCTAACAGGGTGCATTGGTGTGCAATTAACGATCCCACAGATTGGCCTACAATTGGCAGTAGTGACGCAGCGCAGAAACAAAGTGACAGACAGGACTTGCCTAATGGATTAAGTGTGCAAGCGATCACAGGGGCGGTTGGTGGTGCTGACGGGGCCGTATTTATGCGTGATAGTGTCTACAGGGTTACATATGTTGGCGCACCGCTAGTTTTCGAGTTTCAAGAGGTAGAATTAAGTCGGGGGACAATAGCAAGGCAATCTGTGGTCAATGTCGGCACTTTTGCATTTTATCTGGCAGAACAGGGATTTTTTGTATTTAACGGCACAAGCTCACAGGCAATAGGCAACCAGAAAATAGATAAGTTCTTTTTTGCTGACTTGGATTTTAACTTTGTGCATAGGATAACAGCCGCAGCAGACCCAGTTAACAAGCTAGTCTATTGGAGCTACCCTGGTGCTAACAACACAGATGGAACGCCAAACAAGGTTATTATCTACAATTGGGAAATCAATCGTTGGTCATATGGCGAGATAACGGCTGACTTGATTTTTACAGACACCTCACCTGGCTACACTATGGACAACATCGATGGCTTTGGAAACCTTGACGTTTTAGCTACATCACTAGATGACAGGTTCTGGGTTGGTGGCTTTTCAAGTTTGTCAGCCTTTAACGCAACACACAGGCTCTCAACTTTCACAGGCTCTGCGTTAGCAACAACCCTAACCACAACAGAGTTTGGGGGCATGGAATTATTTACCAAGCCAAACGAGCGTATGTATGTCAATGGCGTTAGACCTTACATTGATGGTGGCACAGTAACTGTTGAGCTAGAGTATCGTGACAGCCCTAGTGGTTCTATATCTACAGATGGCCCTAACAGCGTTGATGGCAATGGCATGGCACACTTCACACGTTCCTGTCGTTATGCAAGGGCAACAGTCAACGTGGCGGCTGGTGGCACTTGGACACACGCCCAAGGCATTGATATGGATGCAGCAGAAGATGGCACAAGCTAATGGCAAAACCAGCCAAGGGAAAAGCTAAAGTAAAAATAGTTAATGGCAAGCGTGTCAGCTATGGACAGGCTGGAAAGGCGAAAGGTGGTGGCCCAAGGGTTAGGGCTGGAACACCAAAAGGCAACGCTTACTGCGCTCGTAGTGCTGGGCAAATGAAAAAGCACCCAAAGGCAGCATCCAACCCTAATTCGCCTTTAAGATTATCTCGCAAGCGTTGGAAATGTAGTGGCAAAACATCAAGGAAGTAATTATGGCAAAAACAAAAAAACAAAAGATTGCAAAGCTAAAAGCACAGAAGCCTGGTTTGTATCGTAACATAAACCTCAAGAAACTAGGTGCTGGCAAAACAAAGACACCACGCAAGGTTGGCAGCAAAGGCGCACCAACAGCCGCATCATTTAAAAGGGCGGCTAAAACAGCCAAGAAATAATGACCATAACAACTTTTAACACGCCACCTAAAGACCTTGACGATCAAAAGAAACTCTCAAGGATACAGTCGCAAAGCATTGCTGGGCTGTTGTTTGGGCGTAGTAACAACGTGATAGATTTTACAGCAACGCACAACGCTGCATCGACAACGATAACTGACTCAAGGCTTGGTGTAAACACAGTTTTATTGTTTATGCCAACAACAGCAAATGCAAGTGCTGAAATAGGTGCTGGCACAATTTATGTAGGACAATCAAGCAGGGTAAATGGAAGCGTGGTAATAACACACGCCAACAATTCTCAAACTGATCGTGTTTTTAAAGTAGTGATGGTAGGTTAATGCTGGATCATGTTTTAGTTTTACTGGCACATTCGCCTACGCACCACTATTGGACGATAAAGGAAGTAGCAAGACGCATAGTACCGCCTGTTAATTTAAATCAGAGTGTAGGCATAATAGAGAATGGTTATTTGCAAGCGTGGGCAAGTTGGGGGTTTCTTTCTGAAGAAAAGAGTGATAAGTTTTTGAATGGTGATTATGAGTTAATGCCAGAAGATTGGAGAAGCGGCAACGTTCTAGTCTTTATGGATTTTGTAGCCCCTTATGGGCATACAAGAAAATTATATAGAATGTGTCGCAATCTATTCCCAAAATATCCGAAAGCTGAGTGGAGGAGACACCTTAAAAACAAGAGGGTAGGAGTGATGTTGAATGGCTAGTGGCCCAGGTGGTTCAGGTGATGCAGATAGCAATGATGAAGGCCAAGCGTTTACACAGGGGCTAATGGAAACTTCCTATGCGCCTAATCCAAATAACGAAGGTGGCATATCTGATGCTGCTGCTGCGTTTGCAGACATTAATCAAGAGCCATCAGGCTTACAAGATTTTGATATTGCATTAGAGCCAACCAGTTTAGAAGATTATGATGTTTCGGGGCAAATTTTTGGAATTGGAAGGCCAAGTTTTGCACTAGCAGGAACGCCACAAGAAAGTTATTTTGATAGAGCAAAAGACGCAGTTAAAGGTGCATTTGATAGGCAAACAACGCCATCTTCAATAGGTGGGAAAGTAGCTGGCGTACTTACAAGTTTGGCAACAGGCAATCCTCTTGTTGGTATGGCTGCTAATCAAGCATTTCAAGCAATTGCCAATCAAGAACCACAAGACCCATTTGACGCCAACAACCCAAATTCACCAGACTATACTGGGCCAGTTGATTTATCAGACCCAGTAGACAATGGTGGCCCTGACCCTTATGCGAGAAGGCGTTACATATTGCCAACACCGCAAACAATGGCCCCAGAAGCACCTATGGTGAACAATCCTTTGCCATTAACCCCTTATGATTATCAAAAGCAAGTGTGGAACGGCAACGTATTCACGCCAGCACCAATCAGGAGACTTTAAAAATGTCGAGTGGTAGCAAACCAGCATCCTATTCCACCACCACGCAAAGCTCTGCGCCTTGGTCTGGACAGCAAGAATATCTAACAACTGGCTTTGAAAGAGCAAGGGACGATATTTTAAACAAGCCCACAGAGTTTTACCCTAATTCTACAGTTGTGCCATTTTCGCCAACATCAGAACAGGCTTTAGGTTTGCAAGAGCAAAGGGCTGTAGCTGGATCGCCAGTTGTACAGGCGGCACAACAACAGGTGCAGGGAACAGCGCAGGGCGATTATTTAAACGCAAACCCATATTTAACACAGGCGATAACCAATGCAACACAACCAGTTATTGAAAGATTTCAAGAAGACATTGTGCCAAGAATACAATCGTCTTATAGCAGTGCTGGGCGGTATGGTTCTGGCTTGCAAGCAAGGGGTGAGGAACGTGCTGCACAAGCTGCGTTAGACCAAGCGTCCAAAATAGCCGCCGATATGAGCTATAGAAATTATGGCGATGAGCGTGGAAGACAATTACAGTCTGCGGCACTTGCACCACAATTAGGTCAGATAGATTACACAGATATACAGGCACTTAAAAACGTAGGCTTGGATAGAGAGGCTATGGCAGGGGCGCAACTACAGGAAGACATTTCACGCTTTGCACAGCAACAGCAAGCTCCTAAAGACGCACTGGCGCAATATATGGCACTAGTTGGGGGTGGTGGTTTTACAGATCAAACAACGACTGCACCTATTTACAGAAACACCACATCTGATTTATTAGGTGGTGCTGCAACCACTGCTGGCATAGCTGGAACGCTATTCGGCAAACAGGGAATATTTGGATAGTAATATGTTAGCACCTAAAAAGTATCCTGGTTTGTTAGTAACCCCAGCCGACAAGGAACAGGCTTTATATAAAGGCTTGTTAGGTCTTGGCGCACAGTTATCGCAAGGCTACACAGACAAGCCAACCTCATTTATGGGCAATCTAGGACAAGCAGGGCTTGGTTTTCAAAAAGGCTATGGCGATCAGATAGCATTAACAAAAGCTGACCAACTGCAAAATATGCAGGCTCAAGCTGCACAGGCATCATTGGCAGAGCAGCAAAGGAAAATACAAGCCGCAGCAGATCAAAAGAAAGCAAGAGAGGCATTTTTTAACATACCAAGAACAGGAACTTATAGCCCTAACATGATGGGTGGTATGGAGCAAACGGATGATATGGGCTATGTAACTAACACCATGTCACAGGTTGAAAAAGAAAACTTGTTTGGACAGGCATTTCCAGATGAATTTGCCAAACAAAAAGCACAAGCCTTGTTTCCTTCTACATCAGTAGGCAGTAGACCCGCAGCGAGTATACAAGAATACAACCAATTGCAAGAACTAATAAAACGTCATCCACCAATAAAACAAAAAGATGGTACTTTTAAAGACTCTTCAGAAGTGAGTGCATTTAAAAATCTTGCAGGTAATGTAAAAACAGTACAATTAGGAGATAATGTAGTAACAATGGATAACGCAGGAAGAGTTATTGATACTATGCCTGTCGGACTAAGCCCGGAAAAAAAGCCAGCTTATTTACAAACGAACGCTGCAATGAAAGAAGCACTTCCAGAGATAAGGGCAGACACACAAACTGCTAACTCAGCGTTACGAGCATATAAATCAAAAACTAAACTTTTAGAAGACCTTAAAAATACAGATAATATAGATGTTTACACAGGTGCGCTTGCTGACTTTAAACTTAGTGTAGGTAAAATAAGAGAACAGTTTATGGGGGATACACCAGAGGCAATAGCATTAAGGGAAAAAATATCATCAACAGAATTTTTGTCTTCAAGAATGGGTGCTGATGTTTTTGCAATGTTAAAGCCATTGGGCATAGGCGCAAGGGGCTTAGATACGCCAGCAGAACGTAAATTTTTACAAGAAGTCTTAACAGGTAAAATAGGGTTGCAAAGGGAAACTTTAATAAAAATGACGCAATTATCTGTTGATACAAACAAAGATGTTATTGACGCTTTTAACAAGAGAATTGGAGAAAGTAACCTATACAAAAGTTATCTATATGATGCGTTAGGATATGACAAAGATAGATTTAAACTAGGTGGACAGGCAAAACGAGTAAAGGTCAACAAACAAGGTGAAGTGGTAGTACAATGATTGAAGCAGAACTGCCTGATGGTACAATTTTAGAATTTCCTGACGATATAGACCCACAAGTAATGGAAAGGTCTATTAAGAAGTACATGAAAGTGCCTGTTGGTGCGCCTACAGATACGCCTGCACCACCACCATCGCTTTCAATGCTAGATGTTGGGCAACAAGCTATACAAAATTTTCCAAAGTCTGCTTTGCAAGCTGGCAAAGATATTATTACACCTTTAATGGAACCAGTAGAAACTGCGAAAGCCCTTGGCAATTTAGGGCTGGGGGTTATACAAAAAGCAATACCAGGTAGGCAAGAAAGCGAAAAATACGCAGACGCATTAGGTGAATATTTTTCTGATAGGTATGTAAAGCCAGGCGCAATAAAACGAACTATTGCAAATGACCCTGCTGGATTTTTGTTAGATTTGTCTACAGTATTATCAGGTGGGGCAACGGCAGGGGCAAGATTACCAGGCCAAGCTGGAGTAATCGCACAAAAGGCTGGCAAAGTTGCACAAGCAATAGACCCTACTGTGTTAGCATATAAGGGAGTAACAAAAGCACCAGGTGTATTAGCAAGTAAAACTGCTGAAGTTGTTGGTGGATTGGGAACAGGAACAGGTGGTGCGCCTTTAATAGAAGCTGCAAAAGCAGGGGTTACTTATCCCTACTTTGGTAGACAAGGGCAAAGATCAAAAGATTTTAGGGCTGGAACAGGCGAAACTGCTGATTTGCTAGAGGTGGTTGATGATGCAAAAAGAGCCGCTCTTGAATTAAAAAAAGAAAAAAATGCACAATATCGTGAGCAATTAGCAAAACTTGGCAAAAATCCAACAATTATAGAGTTTGATGGCATACAGAAAGCAGTAAATGAAGCCAATAAAATTAGCACATTCAAAGGGCAAAATTTAAAACTAGGAACCAATGATCTGCAAATAAAAATTCAAGAGTTAGTTGATAATTGGCGCAATTTAGACCCAAAAGAGTTTCACACAGCAGAAGGTTTAGACGCATTAAAACAACAAATTAATAACATAGATATACCTTTAGATCAAAAATCGTCATTAGCAGTAAGAAGAAATGTAACAAGTTCAATTAAAGATGCAATAAACAAGGCTGATAGTACTTATGCTGACATGATGAAAGATTATCAAAAGGCTGCTAGAAGAATAGATGATCTTGAAGGCGAGTTATCATTAGGGGCAAGAGGAAAACCATCAACTGCATATAGGAAATTAGCTTCAGCGTTGCGTGATAATGTGCAGACAAATTATGGGCAGAGGAAACGCATGGTTGATCTTTTGGAAAGTAAGGGAGCAACTAGTGTAGCACCAACAATAGCTGGCGAGGCTTTGCGCCCAGGTATTCCTCGAGGGTTAAATAAATTTGTAGCAACGCTTGGTACACTTGGTCTAGGTGCAGGTGGCTTGCTTGCTGGTGTTGGTACATTGCCATTAATGGCTGGTGCTGCTGCTTTGCCTTTTATGTCACCTCGCCTTATGGGTGAACTTGCATACGCTGGAGGGCGAACTGCTGGCACATTAGGCAAAGCGTTGCCAATAAAAACAGCACAGACACTAGGAAGGACAATAGGAGATATGCCTCTTGCAAGGCGTACTGGGCAAGTGTTAATGAACCCAGCTACGAGATATGGTGCTTTTCAAACAGGCCGTATGGCTAATCAACAAGAAGACCCTTACCTACTACCAACAGGACAATAACATGGCTGAAGTAAAAGATTTATCCGCAACAGACGCAAGTAACACAGCGAGATTTCCTGAGTCACAGCTTCCAAGCACTGTCAACAATGGTGCTAGAGCCTTGGAAGGGATGATTGCTAGATTTAATCAGGACACGAACGGCAGTGTAACGTCTAGTGGGACGAACACAGTAACCCTTGCCGCAGCCTCTGTATTTTCTGCTTATGCTCAAGGTGACCGCTTTATGTTTAAAGCTGGTGGCACGAACACAGGGGCGGTTACTCTGAACGTGGATAGCGTTGGTGCAAAGGCTGTTCAAAAGAACCAAGCTGCACTTGAGGCTGGCGATATAACGCAAAATGATATTGTCCACGTTGTTTATGACGGCACACAGTTTCAAATGGTATCACCGCCAAAAGTGCCAGTTGGATTTGGCACAGGTGACAGTCCTCAATTTACAGGCATTGAGCTAGGCCATGCAAGCGATACTACACTAACAAGAACAAGCTCTGGCGATGTAGATATTGAGGGAAACATTATCTATCGTGCTGGTGGAACTGATGTTCCTGTTGCTGATGGTGGTACTGGCGCAAGTAGTCTCACTGATGGTGGTGTATTGCTAGGGTCAGGCACAGGCGCAATAACAGCCATGTCTGTATTGGCAAATGGCGAAATGATTGTTGGCGATGGAACCACGGACCCAGTAGCGGAGTCAGGAGCTACGTTGAGGACTTCTATAGGTGTAGGCACTGGTGACAACGTACAATTTACCAACTGCGTTCTAACAGGAAATTTGGACGTTCAAGGCACTACAACAACCATAGACACAACAAACATGGTTGTAAAAGACAGTTTAATTGAACTTAGCAATGGAAGCACATCAGCGAGCAATGATGCTGGTGTCGTAGTTGAACGAGGGTCAACTGGGAATAATGCAATTGTTGCATGGGATGAATCAGAGGACGCTTGGATAGTTGGAACTACTACAGCCACAGGGGCAAGTACTGGCAACCTTACAATAGCTGCTGCGCCATTTAGCTGTGCTGCATTAACAGCCACAACTATAACAGGGTCAACAAGTATCGCCCTAGCTTCTGGTGCTACTGTGACAGGCATCAACGACACAGATGCTATGAGCGATGCAAGCGCAACCACCCTAGCCACAAGTGAAAGCATCAAGGCATATAGTGACGCTAATGTGAAAGCCCCTGGTATTCAAATGACCTTTGAGACCAACACAGCAGACAGTGACCAAGGTCAGGGTAAGGTTCATGCAAACAATTCAACTTTATCAAGTGCCACAGTATTATATATTGATGACCTTGCGAACGATGGCACATCAATAAATAGCTTTGTTGACACGCTAGACGATCCAACTGCACCTAATTCAGCCTTAATTTACATACAAGAGGCAGGGACAGGCACGGCAGGCGTTATCTATCAAGTAAATGGCGATGTGGTTTCAGCCAGCACATATAGTAAAGTTCCTGTATCTCATGTGGCTACTTTTGGCACATTAGCCGATGGCGATACTATAGGCGTTGTGGTAGCTTATAGTGGTAATAATGGCGCAGGGGATTTAACATCGACAAATAATTTATCAGATGTTGCAAGTGCATCAACATCACTTAGCAATTTAGGCGGTGTTACGGCAACAGCCGCTGAATCAACCAGCGTTGCCCTCGCTATAGCTTTGGGTTAGGAGAAAAAAAATGGCTAATACTTTTAAAGTTGTAACAAGGGCGAGTGTAGACCATAGCTCCGCTGATACAATTTACACAGTTCCAGGTTCTACGACTGCCGTCATATTAGGCATGACGATCTGCAATCGACACAGCAGTGCAACTGACATCGATGTGAAACTTGTTTCTGACACAGGCGGCAGTAATCCCAACACTAACGCTGATGTATTTTTGCTCAAAGATGCCAGCATACCAGCAGGGTCTACCCTTGAAGTCTTTGGTGGGCAAAAGATTGTCTTGCAAACAACTGATGGCATTACAGCCCAGGCCGCTGCTAATGACTACATCGACATATCAATGAGCTTTATGGAGATAACCTGATGCCGTTTTTAGGTAAGGAGCCAGCCTTTGATCTGGCAAGCACAAGCGATCTTGGCGATAATGTCGTTACAGAGGCGAAGCTCAAAGACGCACTGGTAGGTGATTTCTCTGAGGTAACTGTCACAGCGTCCGATTCAATTTTGCTTGCAGACGCTACGGATTCGGGCAACACAAAGCGAGATACCATACAAGGTGTTCTTGATTTAGTTAGTGCTGGGTTTACACAAGCAGATTCACAAGCAACCACATCAGGTACGCTAAAAACTTTTGGCTCTATACCGAGTGGTGTTAAGATGATTGTTGTTAGCTACTTTGACATAAGCATGAGTGGCGATGGCGGTGCTGGTGATGCTATCCAATTAACTCTTGGAGATGCAGGTGGCTTGGAGACTTCTGGGTATGTATCCATGAGGGCGCAGTTACGATCTTCAGCAAATATTCTTTTTGATGATACAGCTAATTTTGAGCTATCAGATCACTTAGCAGCAAGCAGTAAATATCGTGGTTCAGCAATATTAACGCTTCAAGATGTTGCGGCTTATCGTTGGATTTGCCAATGGCAAACGATGGATACGGACAATGCGGCAACTGTCAATGTCGGAGCAGGATCAAAGGCTTTGTCAGCCGAACTAACACAAGTAGGCTTTGGAACGACAAATGGTTTTGACCTTGGCTCCGTTTCAATTATGTACATGTAGGATAATCACATGGAAAAATTTATCGCAGTCGTTGGCAACGCTAACAATAAGATTACTAAGTATCAAGACTTCGCAGAAGAGGCAGATGCTAACTCCCACGTTTCTGCACATGGTGGGTTCGTTTGTGCCAAGCCTGATGGGCCATTTGAATATTGGGTAGTCGATGCAGATAAGAAGACACTGACTTACAACAAAACTACTTATGATAGTGATGTCGCTTCTGCCGCTGCTGTGGCTTACAAAGCTGCAAGGGCTGAAGAATACGATCTGATAAGCGATCAACTAGACCAACTGTTTCATGACATGACTAATGACAAAGGTGACAAGTCTGGGGATTGGTATAAGGCTGTTGCCAAAGTCAAGTCGGACAACCCGAAGGAATAGAACATGGCATATTTAGGAAAACAACCAAATCGTGCAGAAGTTGAAACCAACGACATTGCTGCAAAGGCCGTCACTGGCCCTAAGTTGGGTGGTGGTGTAGTGCCAGCATCGACAGGTTTTTCAGCTACTACCTTTGATCTCGGCACAAATGCTTCTGGTACAGAGACGCTCGATGAAGCTAATTCTAACTTTCAGAAAGGTGTAAATGGTGGAGCGCATACTTTGGCTCCTCAGTCAAATGACAGTACAATTGTTGTTCAGTATACAAATAACGCATCTGCTGGTACTCTGACGGTGAGTGGCTATGACACTGTAACGGGCGATAGCCTCACTACAACAAACGGTCACGACTTCTTGTTGTTCTCTACCGTAATCGGAAGTTTTCAGAACCTTAACGTGGTGGCTTTGCAATAATGCTAATGCCTATTTACACACCATTTAAAAAGGCTGTTGCCACAATATCGCATACGGCAAATGGCGAGTCATCTGGTTCTGGTGCGGCTCGAACATTCTCAAGTACGGCTTTAGGAACAGCGGCAGACAATCGGTACATAATTGTGTCTATAGGAACGACAGGCGGTGGCGGTGGAACAGATGATTGTAACTCAGTCACAGTTGGTGGAACAGGGTTAAGCAAGCTAGTTTCAAAAAGCCATACAGACCATCAACTCTGCCAGATATGGGCTGGCTTAATCACAAGTGGGACAAGTGCAGATATAGTTGTGACTTGGGCAAGAACTGCTGGCAGAACTGGTATTGGTGTTTGGGCGGCTTATGGCATAGGCACAATGGAAGATAGTGGAAGTGCCAGCATCTCTTCAAGCTCTTCAGCCATGTCAGCGTCACTCG